GTCTGCTCCGATAATTATTTGTAATGCTTCATTAGCCACCTTGCTCGTCCTTTGCACGCAATTTACGAAACATCTCGGCGATGTCGGCCTCTGTCACGCCGGCATCGGCATCACCCGGCAGTTTCCAGAGTGCTTCCGGGCTATCCGGCACCTTCTTCGGATCTCCCCACATCTTCGCCATCATGAACATGACGAGCCGCGTGTTGCGGTAGTCGTGTATGAGCCGCTCTTGATATCCTTCGATGATGAGCGAGACCTCCTTGAACGTGAGCGCATCGTAATCAGTTCGACCGATCTCACCGGTGACGTGCGCCCTTAACTTGTCCCACCCTTCTTCCGTGTCGAGGTCGAACTTTTTTTTTGCTCTTCCTGCGGTGCTGTGGTGGTAGGCTGGAGGAACTTGGAGTCGTAGAAAGCCTGAAGGATGGGAGTAAATAAATCGGGATTTCCGATATTACTATCAACCCAATCTACCACATCCTCAAAGGTGAAGTCTGGGTCTTCCTTCTTGATGTAGCAGTTGTTGAACAGACCCCAGTAGATGATTACCGGCACGGCGGCAAGGTCTATGGAATTGTCTCCAAAGACCTTGCCAAGCTTTTGCATTTCCATGCCTATTTGCTGGACTGCGAGCATGCCGAACTTCAAACCCCTGGTACGGCCAAGGATGTCGGCTTGAATGTAACCGTTCATATTTGTGTGTGTAGTGTGAAGCTATTACGGAGTGATGTCAAGAGTACCGGTGGACTGAATCGTCCCGGAGAAGTTGACATACGCACCGCCAGCAGCATCTTGGTTCAGCGTCAGGTCGGTGATGTAGGCTTCGCACTGGTGGTAATAGACCGTGCCGATGGATGCGCCTGTGACCGTTGGATTCTGGAAGCGCACGGTGATCTTTGTCTTGTTCACGGTTGCAGTCAGCAGATCCTTATAGCTTACTTGTGAGATAGTCGGTGCCACCTCGCAAACTGCATCGAACGAAAAAGAGAAGCCCGGATCGCCAACACTTGTCAGCTTGCCGCAGTTGGTTTCGTCCTCGTTCACCGTCACGGTGGAGTTTACGCTTGATGTGCGCAGGCAGACCAGCGTCTTGTAGGATGAGCCGCCGGCTGTGTCGATTTCAATGTTCTGAACCGAACCTTGTATTTGTCCCATTGTCCTTGTTTATTTTTCAATTAAAGTCATGTCAAAAGTAAGCAATTTCCGAACGAGCCATGCGCTGCCATCCTGCTCGACAAGGTAGTTGCTCGATGCAAGTGTTGGCGCGAGGAATTGGAAGTCTGCATCAGTTATGGTGCTATATGGAAAAGTAGTGATGCTGTTCATCACTTCTGCCGCAATGCCATCCGTTACATCGTAGTCGAGCTGCTTGTATTGCTTTGCCACCACGTCAAGCGTGATCGAGCAGTCATGCAGAAAGAGCTGATTGTTGCCTACTTGAGCATGGGTCATGCTGTTGATGTACACATAATTGTCAGGCAGTGTGACAATCGGTAGCTGCGAGTAGACGGTGATTGCTTTGCCGTCATAGTTCAGCGATGCCAGTGCGGCAGCAAATGCCTTGCGGAGTGATGTGCCTGGATTCTTCATCGCTTCTTTTTTACTATCTCGGTTATACGGCGAACAAGTTTGCTCCGTTCAGCCACGAATGACGGCCAAAGGAACGGCTGCGGCGCAATGCCGAACTTGTATATCTTCCGCGCAATGTTGACAGCGTGGTTTTTATCACCCTTCTTGATGATTTTTTTCTTCGTTCCCCACTCATAAATCGAGTTGACGAACTGCGTCCAGTTGCCCTTCTTTGGTCTTGCTTTGATGGCAGCCGCCACCGGCTCCATCTCTGCCGGCACATCAACCTTCCCGCGTGTGCCGAACTCGATGTATGGAGCGTGGTAAGCGTTAGCAAATACCGAGTATTGCAAGGCAGTTATCCTCTCCGACCCGATGCTATTGCGCAGCTCTGCGAAGTTGGCAGGAGCTTTGCGCTTTGCGGTTAGTGCCATCTTATTGACACTTGCCTGCATCTCTGCATCCACCTCCCTGCTCACCTCATTGTCGAGTTGAGCAAGTGCATTGATCACACCCTGCACACCTTTCAGCTGAAGGTTCATATTGACACCCTCCGATAATATTGAGCCGCCATCATCGGGAAGTCAACAAGGTTCGCTCCTTCATTGCTCAAGTCGATGCCGCGGTTCTGATAGGTGTACGCCGTGATGCAGAGTATATCATTCTTTATGTCGTCAGGGACGGAAATATAGCCGCTTGTGAGCCATATCTCGTAGATGGCGGAGTGATAGACGGACATCTGTGCGCCATTGGCTCCAAAGGCTCTATAATCGCTTGTAGAGCATCCGTCAACCATAACCATGTCGATGGACTGCACCGGCCCTGGCAGTTCGTACAGCTCGCCGGCGGTCATCTCAATGGTCAGGTGCAGTTGCCGCGTGCCGTAGTTGCGCCCGGTGTAGTTTTCGTGCCAGATGCGTGCGTTTTTGATGAGTGACCCGATGAGCGTGTCATCATCGCTAAACGCTATTTTCATGTAAGTCTTTGCCTCGGCCACACTCACCGGCTCGGTGGTGTAGTCCTGCACTATCTCGGTATCTATGAGAAGGTTCATGCTTGTCGTTTATGGTCAGTGATAGACTGACGCATAAAGTTACGAAGTCTCTCCAAGGATGCCATCGGGTCAAGCTCACGGCTCCGAATCTTGGCCGCCTTGCTTGCCTTTTCATAGGCTTTTGGGTTAAAAAGTTTCTCGATCTGGTCAACCCATAGCTTGACTTCTTCTCTGTCAAAGTAAAGCCCTGCCTTGCCACAATTCTCCCGAAGTCCCGGAGTGCCAGAGCTTATGACCGGGATGCCGGAGCACATGGCTTCAGTTGCAGTTCGCCCCCAAGATTCATATTTACTCGGCATGATAAGAATGCGAGTTTTCGCATACACATCCTTGATGGTCGGGGTCTTCGGCAGCACGGTCACGTTCGGTGGTTGGTTGACGTGCTGGCCTTTGTCTGCCGGCTCGGAGTAACTGCCCATCACACCGATGAACTTGCGGTGAGGGAGTGCTTCTGCGATCTGCCGGAGGATGTGACCGCCCTTGTTCTCGTCAAGGTTGATGAGCGTGATGGCTTCGTTATATGATGGGTCAACGTTCGTATCGTAGTGCCGCCAATCGCATGGAGGAGTGACCACGATGCTGGGATGGTCGTAGTTGAGCTGTGCTTTTGCCCACTCGCTATTGTAGATGATATATTGCGGGTCTTCTGCCCACACGATGCGTTGATATGTGCTTGTATTGTGGATGAGATGGAAGAGAGGACGCTTGAACACTTGCGCAATGCCGATGCTCCAGTCGGTGTAATCGAGATGCGTCATGATGGCATCTGACCATGTCATGAGCCGCTCGATAATCATCTCCTCTGGTGGGAAAACATCAATGCCGTCATATGTGTACATGGAGTTAATGCGGTAGTGGTTGGCTTGGTGGAGTAAGACCCGAACATCACCGCCATTTGCTTTAATGTCCTTGTTGATCCAATGCGCCATGTACTCGGCACCGCATGTGTGTTGCGGAGGATACAAATGAATTGAGTTAAGCAGCTTCATGGCTTGGTAATTTTGACCACGAGCATCATGTATCCCATATCATCCTCACGGCCATCCTTGATGATCTCAAGGCCCTGCATGCCTATAAAATCGGTGAAGTGCCAAAGGCTTCGGTGGGTCTCCAGCTCGTTGCCGTACGCTGCGCCTTGCTCGATCCATACCGCCGGCGTGCTGATGAGGAGGATGCCGCCCGGATTCAGTACATCGTTCACGATCTTGCTTATCACTGCATTGCCTTCATCCTTGTCGAAGTGTTCAAGAACATCTGTCATGAGCACGCAGTCGTACTTCAAATCAATTGACTGCAAATATTGCTGAATAGTGCAGTGGTGAACCTTGTCATAACAAAGCCAAAGCGGCGAGTGGTAGTCGTAAAAGCCTTCGACCCCAATGATGCAAGTATTC